CTTTACAGACGAAGTACCCAACTTCTATAATCCAGACAATATATACAACAGATGGTCAGAAGAGGATAGTATTAGAAGTTTTCAAATCAATGATGCTACTAGAGAAACACAACAATTATTTCACTGGCAGTATATGGAAGTAAATGTTCTGTTTAATCTACTTCAACTACATGATTATCTTAGCCACAATAATAAAAATTTTATAATACATAATTTAGGTTTCAACTTTGACATTGACAATGATTTTGTATTTGCTAATAAAATATACGAACAAATACAGTCCAGACCTAGATTTATAAACATGTTTGAAAATAGTTTGCACCAAATAATGCAAGATAATAATCTAACACCCTGGGATCATGATCAATATGGATGGCATGGTCATCCTGATGAAAAAGGGCATGCTGCTTATGCAGATTATTTGGCAGATTATGTGGACAAGTACTTGTCTAGTCTATAGCCCTTTGCTTCCCAACAGTCAATATAGCGTGTGCCATTGGTCATACGTATCTTACCACTGCCCACAATAACATCGTGATCTCTATAGCCAAAGGGTTTCTTGATAGTTACATCTACGTAATCACTATTGCCCACGCCTAGCGTAACAAACGTAACATACTTACCCTCTGCACCTTTGAATACACGCCCATTTGCTACAAGCCCTGCAAAGTTTACACGGTCCAGATAGGTTTCCTGTACAAACATATTGGGCATAAACTCCGGCTGTGTCCAATAGCCATTGCGTTTGTATTGTGTAACAGGCGACTCACATATACCATTCTCAAATCCAAGATCACGTAGATCCCAGCCTGCTGTTTTTGCTTCCTGCTTGTGTACCCAACGCTTGTATGATCCTTGACAGTGCTTGAGTGCAGCCTGCCAAAACTTCATAGGGTTGTGTGCCTTTTGATACGCAAGTGCCCAAATAAGTCTGCCCAAGTTTACAGCATGAGCACGGCACAGCCCAAAGTTACCCAGTCCATATAGTTCTTGTATAATAGATTCTTTGTCCTCATGTTCACCCATGCGACTCATAAACTCCATTACACGTTCTTCATCCTTTTTAGCAAATGCACGTCTGTACATGTCTGCTTCATACAAGTCGCAGCCTATGAGTCGAGCAATCTTACGTATAGCATCATCCTCATATACAATAGTGTCCTCTAGTCTTTGTTCTGTCCAGTCCTGGAAGAAACTTGCTTTCTGTCTGCCTGTGGTTGCAACAGGACGTATTAGTGCTGTAGCAAACACACAGTCTGCTTTTGATTGTGGTTGTATTGCACGGAACAGTCTACGCATTGCAGGAGACTCTGCTTGTGTTACACCGATAACATCGCCTCTGCATAACAACTGACTTGTCTCAAAGTCCTCTTCTGGATATGTCTCTAGTGGTGTATCAGGATCTATTTCAATAAGTTGGCTTAGTCCTCTGTTAGCAAGTATGTCGATCTTAAGATGTTCTAAGTCTTCCACTTCACGTTTGTCTAACAGTATTTGATTGTCTTTGTTGAATAAACTCTTGGGTAGTTTCCTGTCAAATACAAGAACACCACCACAGTGTTTGCTGATGCTGCGTTTTTTGCCTATTAGTTTTTGTTCTATTCTCATGGCCTCTTCCTTGTCTATGTCTAAATCTTCATAACGAAAATTACGAGGAAGTCTACCAGTCGCACCTAGACGGCGTGCCGCTTCTCTACGTGCACTGCGCTCCTTGTATAGCACATAGTTACTGATTCTTGCTGAACGTTCTGGCCAATTTGCGAAGATACGTTGCATCACAGTCGCCTGTTGCCAATGCGGAAAGTCTATGTCTACGTCTGGTAGATCATCCCTCAAAGGATTTAGGAAACGGGCAACAGGTATCTGCCACCTTATGGGATCAACGTCCGTTATTCCTAGGAGATAACAGACAAGACTAGACCCTGCTGAACCCCGAGTCATATGTGGAATGTCCTCGGTCAGAGCTAGTACGTCGCAAATTGTTAGGAAATAATCAGTAAAGCGAAGTTTGAGTATAATCTCAAGTTCTTCGACGAGTCTGTCTTGGTACTCAGGAGCCTCTGGTATTTGCCTTGTGAACCTGCCAAGTAGCCTATCTATTTGAGCCTTCGCATCTTTTGGTAATTTCATGTTGCCTCTGTTAGCCTAAATGCCTAAAAGTTTTCGTTTTTGTGCCTAAGTCATTAGTAAATGACGTTTTATTTAGTTTTTAGCAACTTGATATTAAGTTTTTTTGATTGTATAATACGATAAATATAACTAAAGCTCTGGAACGACTATGAAAAAGAATACTAGAAGCCTACTAGAAGAATTAAATCGTGTTTCTTATTCACACGACCGTAAGCATGTACTAGAACGTACAGGTGAAAGCATTATCCAAAGTGCTATTAATCTATTTGAAGAATTACATCGTCACTATGATAGTGAGACTGCTGGTGATCTTGAGCGTAGGTTAATTAATAGTATCCGTCATCAGGATGTTAATCGTTTCAGAAGAGGCATTAAAAGAGCTCGAGATAATGAAACTGAGTGATATAGTTAAAGAAGAATGGGGCGAACTCATTGGTGGTATTGGCCCTAAAAATCCAAACTACGCAGCATTAGCAAAAAAGTTAGGTTGGGAAAAGCCTAAGGTAAGAGTACCAGCAGGTTCTAGTAAGCCAGCACAAGCACAACAGCCGGCGCAACCTGAGCAACCCACACAGCCTGAACAACCAGCACCAGCACAACAAACAACCGGTATTGGTAGTAAACAGATACAAACAGCAATGCGCGAATATGAGAAGATAGTAAAGCAGCGTATGCCTAAAATGGTCAAAGGCGCAATGAAAGAAGTTGAACTTGAGGTTGCTAAGGCAGAGCAACAAGGTATAGACCCTCGTCCAGAACTCACTGATTGGGCCAATGCGTTCTTTACACCCGCTAGTTTTGATGCATCATATACAGGCGAACTTAGCAGAGAAAATATAGAAAAATGGTTAACTGACCTAATTGCTAAAAAGTATTATGAGAAGATGGTAGGCAAGGTTCCAGCAAACTTTTCCGCACCAGATACTAGAAGTCTAATACAACGTGTTTTTAATGATCGATTTAGTGAAGCACAAGAGAAAGACCAAAAAAGTATAAGAGCTAGTGATTTAAACCTAGATGATATCAGTCCAGACCTACGTCCTATTGTTCGTAAGGCAATGGTTAGATTTCCAATGGAAAGAGATAGACTGAGTGCTGTTATTAGAATGATGCAGCAAGATACCGCTCGTCAACAGACAAATATTAATAACATTAATAGGTTGGATAGAGAAAACGACGAACAGGATATTGAACTAGACAGCGATGACATACGTTTAAATGACTTGGAAAAGAGAGTGGATAGTTTAGAAAAAGGTGGTCCACAAGAAAGTATTAGTGAAGGCAAAGAAGGCAAAAACGTACATATGACTCACTTAGAAGATCTAGTACTAGATCAAGGTTATGATGGCGTAGTAAGTGCTCTACAGTATGTAAACGGTGTACGTGACATGCTAGCACAAGGCGGCGGCAAACAAAAAGTCACAGTCAAGTGGGACGGAGCACCAGCTATTATTGCTGGCATTGATCCAGAAGATGGTAAGTTTTTCGTTGGTGCAAAGAATGTATTTGCTAAGTCTCCCAAATTAGTCAAAGACAAAAAGAGTCTCGATGAATACTTCAAAGGCCACCCAATACATGGAATACTAAGATATGCATTTGCAAATCTTAAAAAACTAGGAATCAAAAACGTGTTACAAGGAGACTTGTTGTTTTCTCCTGAGCGTCCACCAGAAGAAGTTGAAATTGATGGTGAAAGATATCTAAGTTTCCGTCCTAATACTATTACATATGCAGTAGCCGCAGATAGCGATCTAGCAAAACGTATCAGTAGAGCTAAACTAGGTATAGTATTTCATACAACATATGAAGGTGCAAGTATTCCAGAGATGCAGGCTAGTTTTGGCGCTGATATTAGCGGCCTAAATGATGTCGCTGATGTATGGGTAGAGGATGCTTATTACACAGATGTAACAGGCAGTGCTACACTAACAGACCAAGAGAACGCTGATCTTGCACGAGACCTTACAGCAATAAGCAAAAGGCTAAGTGGAATAGATAAAGCAAACTTTGATAAGTTTAGAACAGATCAGGACCTAGGCCCCATGTTTAACATGTTTATGAATCAACGTGTTCGCGACAATCAAGGAGTTGGTGATCCTAAAGCGTTTGTACAAGACTTCTTAGTGTTTTATAAGGAACGCATTGATAAAGAAGTTGCTAAACTAAAAACTGGTCCCGAAGGTAAAGCAGGCCAAGCAAAGTTAGAAAAACTAAAACAAACCAATCAGTTTATTAAAGACAACGTGGGTACGCTGTATGCAATGTTTGACATTTACAGCAAGTTGATTGATGTAAAGTTGAAAACCATTGCAAAACTAAATACAATACAAGGAATTGGAACATTCCTTAAAACACCTGACGGATATCAAGTTACAAATCCAGAAGGATATGTCGCTATTGGCCACGAAGGGGGCGCAGTTAAGTTTAATGATAGACTAGAGTTTAATCGTGCAAACTTTATGCTACCCAAGGAATGGTAAGATGAAAATTACAGAACTTACACAAAAAACACTAAGTGAACAGATAACAGAAGATAGAACTAAACTTGATGAGATTGGGCCAGTTGGCGCCCTTGCTGGCGGCGCATTAAGCTATGCAGCATTAGCTGATCAATATGGTTGGAATCCCCGTAACTGGCCAAAAAGCGCATGGCTAGAACTTGGTGCCGACGCAGCCCTAGGTGCAACCGGTGTAGGTTTAATAGGAAGTGCAGGAAAAGCAGCAGCTAAAATAGGCGCACGTAGAGCAGCAGGCGCTCTTGCTCGAAATGTAAAAAAACAAGAAAAACTTGTAGGTAAAGGTAAAGATGCAAAAGCTGCTAAAATTCAACCTAAGATTGATAAACTTCAAGATAAATTAGCCACTAAAACGGCTAGAGCAAACGAGCCATCATGGACCGGTCGCAAGCTAGCAAAAGGAGCGGCAGCTGGTGCAGTGTATGGTCCTGCAATCGGAAAAGGGATTGAAGCAGGAATTGATATTGCAGTATCCGATGATCCAGTTAGTAAAGCAGGCGAAAGAACCGGGGCGGCTGTACGCTCAATTGGCAAGACTGGAAGTGATATTGCTAAAGCGATCTCAGGCGGTAATCAAAAAGGCGAGTTTGATACATCTAAACCAGCAACAAGTGCATCACCAAGTGCAGCACCAAAAAAACGTGAACTTACTCAACCAGAAAAATTTAGAAGATTACAAAACATGAGGTTTCCAGACTAATGGCATTTGATTTTCTAAAAGAAGAGCTTACTGAAGCACGTTACATTAGAACACCCAGAGACGCTATTGGGCGTAGCGGTGATAATATCAGTGAGACTTTTTTTGAGCATCTTCTAGTACTACAGCAGATGCGTTTTGAAAATCCTGCGTGGGCACAAAAGTATGCAAAAGAAACCTTAAAGTATATGAACTTTACAAATGTACGCACAGGTGCTACGGACTTGCACAACCTAGCAAGTATTGTAAACAATCCAAGCAAGTTTAGCGGTAAGGTAGATGGATTACCTGGACGTTTTGATGAACTTGCTTTCAAACGTTATCTTAGAAACATTATTAACAATAACTATGTACCTGGGCAGGATAGAACCTTCTTAATGCAAATGCAAAAGAATCTAGGTATCAAAGGTGGATTACTAGGCCGTGCCAGACGTGTAATGGCTGATTATGCAAAATCTACACCAGGCGAAAGAACCGTAGTTACACAGCGTATGATTAATACCTTTAGACACGATGGCCAATTCCGTAGCGATGTATTCAAACCTTATAGTAAAACTGCCGTAGCAGCAGGTGCTATTCCTAGTAAACCTAAAGGTAGCATTGCTAAAACAGCCCTTAAAACCGCCGCAATCGCATATGGTGGATGGAAATTAGGGCAATCAAACTTCCTAAACTAGATAAATAACTGCAAGCACGTATTAGATTTTTCGTGCATTGGAGAAAAAAAATGGCAGAGATTACTCGCGTAAACGGCTCCGCATTTGGCGTCGTACATAATGACCGCAGCGCAACAGGCAGCGGTGCTATTTCAGCAGACGAAACAGTTATCCTAAATGGCCCACAGATGGACTTTTTCAAGATCATCGTTAAGGACGTTTCAGGTAACGTTGAAGACCTACGTAACGAACTAGACGCAGGCGAAGGTGTAGAAGCAATTCTACGTCACATTGCTCTACTAGGCAATATTGAGATGTATCAGGTTGAGGGTGACACAACTGGTCAGATCTCAGTTGCTATCTATCCAGCAGGTGCTTATACAGCATCAACACTACAGACAGCAGTTCGCACCCTAAGTGCTGCTGGTTCCAATAACCTCGACTGCTCAACCAGCGATGTAACAGATCCTGGCTTCGAGCTAGTATAATAACAGAAAAGGAAACAGTTAAATGGCTGATCTAAGTGTAGGCGTTCGTAACGCACAAACATACAGTGGTGACCGTCAGGTAGCCCTAACAAGTCTCTCAAAGACCAACATGACACAGGACGAGCTCGATGCAGCTATCCAGTTCATCCAGAAGACAGCAACAGTTATCGGTGTTGGCGACGACACAACAGGTGGCTTTAATGCTGGTGCTTCAGACGTGGTACATGTACTTTCAGAAGGCCCTGCTCCAGAAGCAGGTGCAAACTTCGGTGAAGGCTCAACAGGCGTAACAGCAGCAGTTGTTGCATACTTTACAAACATCTAAGACTTAGTCTTATACTTTATCAAAGGGCGGTGTTTTTACATCGCCCTTTTTTATTCTTTATAATTACTATTATGAAGCATTGTTCGAGCGTGTGGCAGGATCATTCTAGCATACATAGAGTGGATATCAATAAACTAAGTCCAATGAGTTGGCATGCGGACAACCGATGGTATTGGCGTGACCTGCCTCGTATAATGGATGATGGCTTGTGGTATCCTTTATTGTACTACAAGTGCTCACTGGACTGGTGGAACACAAGTTTCTTTAAACGCAAAGGCGCACATGAAATGTGGCCTCATATAAATCCTCCAGTAGTAAACGAAGATGATATGATCTGGGGAGTGTACATGGGCACAAACAGATTGCAATGTCTTAAGTTTATGTCGTATAATAGTGTTGATTGTATAGAGTGTAAAGGTCAAGCACAACTAGTTGAACTTGGTACTTGGCTCAGAGATGAGGATCCTCTACATGCTTGATAGTTATAAAGAAACATGGTATGCGCTTACACTAGTTGATATAACAGAAACTGGCGATATCAGAGGTTCAGGAAAGACACGTAATCAACAGCGTAACTTTGAAACACTACAGCAATGCATAGGTATGCTTACTCAGCCATGGGGTTTAGGTCCTCCTAATCTAAGAACATTTGCAGCGGTGCATAGTAGATTCAAAGATATTGGTGTTACGTTTGGAGACAGACACGACTTTACACAAGAGATGATAAGCGATCTCAAAATGTGGACTTGGCGTTTTGGAATTGAACGTGAACAAACATTAGGTGGTCCTCACGGCGATGCAAGTCTATTAGAAGAGGTACTACAGGATATTCCTATTATTAGTGGACTAGATGAAAATTGTGTGTTAGACCCTGCTGTATTCAGTGTGCGACAAGAAGATCGTAATATACTATTAATACAAGAAAACGTAAAATAGGTAAATACATTATAAGATGCTTCGATTATTATAGGCACACAAATTTAGGCACAAATTAGGCATACACAAGGCACTCCATTCAAGCATCGCCCAAGAGTTGGTGAGAACGAGATCAATGGCAGACATTGAAAAAGAAAGTTTAGAAGCACACGTAGAGTTGTGCTCTGAAAGGTATAAAGCACTGCACGACAAACTAGATGCGGTGAGTGAACGTCTTGACAAGCAGGATAAGACGCTCAATCACATCTCCAACACTATTACCAAGATGGACCAAAGTCGCAACCGTCAAATTATGAGTTGGTCAACAGGCATAATTGGCGGACTCACTGTAGCAGTAGGTGCTCTTGTCATTTACATCTTTAGAAGTCTAGCCTAATAAAAACGCTAAATACTATATGCGTTTTAAAGATATTACAAACGAAAGCATTATTCCCCAGTATGACGAGATTGAGTTTGATCTCGAAGAAGGTATGGCTTGGGCCAAGCGTGGGGGAAAAGTAGTCCGTAAGTTTCGCTGCACCAGTGGTAAACGTAAAAGTCGTATTGTAAGTAAACCTGCACAGTGTTTTGCAGCACCAGATATCAAAAAACGTAACAAACTGAAACTTACCAAAGCAAGACTTGGTAAGCGTATGACACGAAAAGCACAACGCACAAAACGAGTAAACCCTGCAAGTAAGCGTGTAGCAGCATTGAATAGGACCAGCCGATGAAAGCTCTAGACTTTGTAAAAACAATACAATTAAATGAAGCACCCTTTCAAGTTGTTAACTACGAAGGTAACGTACTTACAGCTATACCACAAGGCGGCGAACAGCCTATTAAGATTGATGTAACAGGTTGGGTATTAGAATTTGGAGCACAAGGCCCTGTGCTAAGACAGCCCAAGAGTCCGATGGAAAAAGATCGTAGTTTGCCTCCTGGTAGTATGGTAGACATTCAAGGACAGCCAAGAGTAATTGGAACTCCAGAGCGAGGCTAACATGAAGTTTGCAGAGTTCAACCCAGGTATTCAAACGTTCATTACTAACGAAGAGCAGGATCTATTTCGCAAGATTCGCAGTGAAGGCAAGGTAAGTAAACGTAGCCTAACTGAAAGAGAACAAGAGATTGCAAACAAACTAGTAGTAAGAAACTTACTAGTTAGGAAACGTGTCAATGATAGCATCATCTTCAAACCACAAGCTAAAGCAGAATATTGCTAGTGTTCTAAAACACAAGCCTCGTATAGTAATAACAGATAACGGTAAAGTAACACAGATCAATCAGTTCAGTGTGGTTGATAATAACGGCGTTTATGTTATACTAGACAAACAGTTTAATCTTAAAAAGACTGCGGTAGCATATGCTATTGCACTAGTTAATAACGACCATATACTAGCAAGTCAGTTAACTCGAATGGACAGACAAATCAGTAAATTTACAGAAGATATCTACTTGTACAAGCATTATGTAAAGAAAAATCCTAAGAAAAAATATCTTTTGGACAGGATCAGTGATAGTATTTGTAGAGTGAATTGTATAAAATACGAACTTAACCAAACGCTCAAATCAATTAAAATAGCATAAATACAATAACATTAGAGGGAACTCACCATGAATTTAGATGAACTAGCACCAAGACCAAACAGCAAGAAACTTGCTGAGGTTGCATCAAAAACTTTTGGTTATAGCGTAGACCTAAAGATTCTAGACCTACCAAAAGCACAACAGATTAAAGAAACATTTACAAATAAACTAAAGAAGTTAGACGAGACACTAGGCGCCAAAGTAGTAAGCGATAAGCGTTACTATGAAGCAAAGCTAGTAGTTGAGACTGTAGATCAGTTTATTCGTGAATACAATGATGGTATGAGTGACGAAGCTCATGAGCTAGTACTGTTTGGTGAGAACGACGGCGACTTATATAATCAGCGTACTGTTCCAATTCAAAAGAACCTTACTAAGAAATGGGACAAGGGCGTTTATGACCATGACCTAGCTGTTAAACTTTGGAAGTATTGGGCAGACGATGCAGCAATGCGTTATGCCAAGATGCATGGTTCACCAAACATTAAATGGAGCAATATGTTCAGTGTAGCAGATCGTATGCAGGCTGCTGAATATATGGCTGATAATTGGGAAGAAGAACTAGAAGCCGGTAACAAGATGGAGTCAGTTGAGACTGTTGAAGAGAGTGTTATTGTTGAAGGCGAAATGGAAGCAGCAGAAGTAGTAATGGCAGCTAGGAGTATTGTTGATCGTATCCAGGGTATGCTAGAAGACCTTGGTGAGATCATGAACGAAGACGTTCCTCCACTTACAGATACTATTACAGATCAAATGGGCGCTGACATGGCATCACAATACAGCACCGCAGTCAATGGCGCAGTGCAGGCAGCACTTGATGCAGTCACACAGGCACGTGCAGGCGCTGATGCAGCAGCACGTATGCTAACAGGTGAAAGTGCACCAATGATGGGAGAACCAGCACCTGAAGAAATGCCAATGGAACCAACCACTGACATGGAAATGGATATGGAACAGCCCATCGAAGAGCCTGCAGAAGAAGGTGATGAGATTGCTACAGCAGATGCAGCACAAGGCGGGGATGAAGCACTAGGTAGAGCACGTAGATAATGCAACCCTATCGTCATTATCATAAACTTCTAGAAGATCAGGATGCAGTTAGCACAATTATCAGTGTTGCTGAACTACTTCGTAGTGAAGCAGAAGGTGAAGGCGATGCAAAGACCAGCATGAATAGTTTTATTAACATGCTAAAGAATGCAGGTCTCAATATTGACTACCAAGGTCTTAAAGCCTACTACGAAGCAGAGCCAAGACTTCAAGGCCAAATACAAGACTTTAACAAAAAGGAAATTGTATTCGTAGGTGACGAAGAAGGCTTAGAGATGAAGCCACAGGGCGAAGTGCCTCCCGAAGAAAAAGTAGCACAGATGGCTAAGAGTGCTACAGACAAACGTCAAAACGAAGCTAAAGACGAAGGTGCTTCTGAAGAAGAAGAAGATGAGTTCCATAGAGAGTTGGACAAACTAGTCCACGCAACTTTTGGTCATAGTAGTGACGAAAAGAAAATGTACAAGAAAGTTGGAGAGAAAGCACCTCCCGGTAGAGAAGATCAAGTCAAAGCTCTAAAGAAAAAATTTCCTGACAACCCAGGCGCGGCATACGCAATCGCCTGGAGTCAACACAATAAAAGTAAAAAGTAATTTATAATATACCTACATTATAAATAAAAATGCAGCGGCAACACGCCGCCGGTTTATATGGACGCTTCGACAAAAGTCGTTTATGGATTATTCCTAACGCCCGCCGTATATAGTTATAGACTATTAGCAAAAAAATCATTAAAATATAAAACTAAACTTAACTTATAAGGAGTTATTATGAAGAAGTTTATTATCGGAATGGCTATTGCTGTGGCTGTAGTCTTTACTACTATTATTCCTGCAAGTGCAGAAAATACAAAGGCACGTTTGGTTATTGATATTGGTCCACTTGGTGTACATAGTTGGATCCTTAAAGGTATCAAAGACGGTGCATTTGCCCGTCGAGGCGTCGACGTAGAATTTATTGGCAAAGGCCCAGGCAGTGTAAAAACTGCACTAGCACTTTCCGCTGGCAAAGCAGAGCTTGGCTATCATGACTACAGCGGTCTAGTTCTTGTTAATAGCAAGTCTGCTGACCCTAAAGTTACAGCCATTTTTGTTGTAGATGACAAAGCACAAGACGCTGTTTTTAGCTTGAAAGAAAAAGGTATTACAAGTTTTGATAAGCTAGACGGTAAAACATTGGGCGGCTTTATCACAGGCGTTACAAATAAAGTACTACCCGCCGTAACAACTGCAAAGTGGGAAATGGTTAACATGCCTTTTAGTGCTCGTGTTCCCAGTCTTACTACTGGTAAGGTTGATGCAGTAGAAGGTTTTATTACAACCAATGTTTTTAACTTTGAAAAGGTTGGCGTGACACGTGATAAGCTGAATATTATTAGGATGAGCGATAAGTTTCCAACAGCAGTTAGTCGTGTTATCACAGTTAACAGCGATTGGGCAGCAGCAAATCCAAAGGCTGTAGTTGCAATTCGCGAAGTACTACGTGAACTAGTTGCAGGCTTTGTTAAGAATCCAGCAGCAAGCGTAGCAACTTTAAGTGGACCTATTGTGTCAACTGATGCAAAGAGAGCACTAGAATTACGCCGCGCACAATACGGTATTAACGAACTAGTTAATACACCTTTTGTACAGAAGAACGGTATTAGTAACGCAAAGGCCGTTGGCCCACGTCTAAGTGAATACACTTCGTTGTTAGTTACAAAACTAGATCTACCAAACCGTCATTCAGACTCAAAGTATTTTGATCTAGATTAATGAAACATACAGCTATAACTGTTTCCGCAGTTATTCTGCTATGGGAACTAGTACTCAAAGGAGGATATATTCCAGGACTATGGGATATCATAACAACCTTCTTTGAGTTACTAGTAAATCCTGACTTTTTATTCAACCTTTGGACTAGTCTATGGCGACTTACAGTAGGCTGGTCCATTGGTATGTTTATCGGTTCAACTATTGGGATTGTTATGGGCACGAATTATCATGCACGTAAACTTATAATGCCTCTAGTAAGTAGCTTATTTCCTATTCCAAAAATAGCACTTCTTCCGCTTTTTGTTGTGTTACTTGGATTAGGAGAAGTAAGTAAAGTTACAACTATCTTCATAGGTGCATTTTTTCCAAGTATCATTACAGCATATGGTAGCGTATTACGCACACCAAAAACCTACATAGAAGCTGGCAGGGCATGTGGTGGCAACACATATATGATTATACGTAAGATTATACTTCCTTATAACCTTCCTACTATTATACAAGGGTTTAGAACTAGCGGGAGCCTTGCCTTAACTCTATTGGTAGCAGCAGAAATGCTTGGCGCAAAGCATGGACTAGGACATTGGATATTTCTTACAGGAGGCGAAATGGCATTTGCAGAAATGTTTGCTGGTATTATCTGGTTAAGCATTATAGGATTAAGTATTAACTTGGGTGTAGAATACCTTAGGCGAACATTATGTTTTTGGAGTACGCTAAGTGAAGGTAATGATAGATGATATTATCTGCTGATAAATTTGGTTACTATACAGTTGGAGAGCTTAAAACTTATAGTAAATTAGAAGCTATCGAATGGCAAGCTAGAACTGGCAATTTTCCCGAATGGAATTTTAACAAGGAGATATTTCACACCGCTAGTTGGCGTGTAGAGCCTCCTATTGATTTGTGGGACTTATATAAAAAAAGAGCCAGACAGATCAGAGATCAATATGACTACTGTGTAATTTTTTATAGTGGAGGAAGTGACAGTAGTAATTTACTTAAAGCATGGACACAAGCAGATTGTAAAATAGATGAGATTGCATGCTTTGTCGATTACGAGGTAACCGGAGATAGAACAGATGTTGTCAACTCCGAACCTAACAATGTTGTGTTTCCTACAATAAAAGCAATGCAAAACTCAGGCATGGATTTTATTTTCAGAGAAATAGACATGAGTGCAGACACAATAAATTATGTAGAGGAAGTGAATACAGATTATTTTTATTGTGCAAACCATAGTTTTAGTCCTAATAATATTGTAAAAGGCAGATGGCGCCGCACTATACAGGATTATCAAAACCTTATTAATCAAGGCAAAACAGTTTGTTTTATATGGGGAAGTGAGAAGCCACAACTGGGAGTGGACAACAATGGCTGGTACTTCCAGTTCCTAGATATATTTGATAACTGTGTGAGTCCTGAAGTGCAACGGCAATACACAAATGGCTGGTATGATGAGTTGTTTTACTGGTCTCCAGATATGCCAGAAATTGTAATTAAGCAGAGCCATGTTATTAAAAGATTTTGCGAAACCTGCAATGATGCTAGTTTTTACCAGAGCGACCACAGCCCATATGGATATAATAAAACTCTCAATATGTATGTTACTATGGATGCAGTAAAAAGCATTCTGTATCCTTTCTGGGATAATAAGACTTTTGTGCACGGCAAAAGTAAACCAATTAGAGAAGGCATGGGATATCTTGCATTTAGTGAAAGAGATGCCTGGTTTTTTAATAGTAATTTAGAGCAAGCAGACAGATATGAAAAACATTTATGGAGTTATATCGACAAATTAAAAAAAAATCCGCACTTTGATTGGTTTGACACATCCAGTAAGTCCGTTATAAAAGCAAGCGCCCAAAGACATTATTTTGCATAAATACTGTTGGAGTTACAAGTATGGCATATCTACCTACAGGTGCACAAGCACGTGAGCGAGCACAGAACAATAATACGATAGCACAACAAATTGCTATCATGGAAATTGCAATCCTAGACGCTATTGCAAGTAATGCGTTTGCTGCTACTGTGAGCGATAGTTCAACTGTAACAATCCAAGGTACTACTATTACTGGTAGTCCGATGACCGATAATGACACAGATGGTCAGAACTACTACAAAGCATGGCAAGGTACAATCACTGACGCTGTTAAAACAGAACAGATGAACGAAGTCATTGCACACTTTGAAAGCAAAGGCTATACCATTGCACGTAAGAGTTCAAGCGGAACATATTTTTATTGGTATCTAACCTGGTAAGGATTTATAATGAATATGAGAGGCATTTTAACTAAGCTAGCTGCTATTAGCGAAGCACCTGCTCTAAACCCAAAAGATATAGAAAATAAAACAGTTGACATCGCAGCACAATGGCAAAAAAATAAAATTGGCGCTGCGGCTGGCGAAATAACTGACAAGTTTGATAAAGCAGCAGACAAGTATACCGGCATGAGTGACCAGGAGGCCTTAAAGCAACCAGGTGTTACTCCTGAAAATCTTCCTCAAATTAGAGCAGCATGGGCAGACTATAAAAAGACTAGAGCCGGACAAGCATATGGAAATCTGCCAGGCCAGAAACCATTGGCATCCTTAGATAAAGATATGATGAATAAAATGGATCCAAAGATGAAAGCTAGAGTGCAAGATAAAAATGCACCTAGATTCCTAGGTTTTAAAATTGATAAAGATCAATCAATGCCTGACTATAACGATTAATACTTGCTCTAATTTCTTTTTATTGTTATACTTAATACATGATTACAGAACGATATGACTATGGCAGTCTGAGGCGCAAAAGCGTTGACGGGCGTCGTATGTACTCTACGCCTGACGGACTCGCAGTGCCTAGTGTTACAACTATTTTAGATAAAACAAAACCTGAACAAGCAAAAAAAGCTCTACGTGAATGGAAAAAGCGTGTAGGCGAAACCAAGGCTGCTGAGATCACAAAAGAAGCAGCAGGAAGAGGTACACGTATGCATGCTTGGCTTGAACAGTATGTAAAAGAAGATCGCATTGACGAGCCTGGTAGCAACCCCTACAGTCAGCAGAGTCATAAGATGGCTAATATTATTGTTGAGCAAGGCTTGGACAAAATGGAAGAATGTTGGGGCACAGAAGTGCCCTTGTACTTCCCTCAGGTTTACGCAGGAACTACAGACTGCTTGGGTGTGTACAATGGCAAGGCTGCGATTATTGACTTCAAACAAACTAATAAGCCTAAGAAAACAGAATGGATTGGTGATTACTTTATGCAGCTCTGTGCTTATGCGGCAGCTCATAATGAAGTGCACGGCACAGACATTCAACAGGGTGTAATACTTATGTGTAGTAAGGACTTCCAGTATCAGACCTGGACGATTGAAGGCGAAGATTTTGAGGAATACAGTCGCCAATGGTGGACTAGGGTTGGTGAATACTACGGCGCCTAAACTAATAAATAGTATTGTTATCTTTTAGGAGTTATTACAGTGGCAGTGGTCCAAATCTCGAGAATTCAGCATCGTAGCGGTACAAGCGACAACTTACCACAACTTGCACGTGGTGAGATTGGTCTTGCTGTTGATACACGCAGAGTATATATTGGTAATGGTGGCTCAGATGCACCAACTACAGAAAACTTAGAAATCCTTACTAATCGTAGCAACATTCTAGAAGTAAGTGAAACCTACACTTATAAAGACAGCCAAATTGGTTTTAGTGCACAGACAGGTGCAAGCGCAAGTAGTCCTATTGTTCGCACACTACAGAACAAATTAGATGATATTGCAAATATCAGAGACTTTGGGGCAGTAGGCGACGGCGAAACAGATGATACCGCTGCTATTAACAGAGCACTTTATGAACTCTTTGCACGTGAACAAATTATTCGTGTACGCAGAATGCTCTACTTCCCCGCAGGCAAATATCTAGTAACTGGACTGTTAAAGATTCCAAGTTTTGCATACCTAAAAGGTGAAGGCCCAGACAGTACAATTATTTACGGCAATGATGCAACAGAAAATGCTGTAGCACAGTTTGCTGACAGTAAACAACAGGTAGACGCTAGTGTTGGTAGTGGTACAGGCTTACCTCCACAATTTATTGTAATTGATGGCATGACACTGGAGTCTGGTGTAGATATTCCTGTACTACACATTGACCAAGCAGAAAGTTGTTATATCAATAACAGTAAGATTATTGGTCCAAGCAACAGTGCACCAAGTGCTGTAGGCAATTCAAATCCAGCAGTAAAAATTACAAGTACAGCAAGTTACACAACCAAACATATTAACTTTAAGAACTGCACCATTGGCAATCATGTGTTTGGTGTAAATATTGATCATGATATGAATAGTGTTCACTTTGACAGTTGTAGATTTGAACACTGTTTCAAAGGTCTAAAGATTGGCGAGAATGTCACGGGACTTGCCCCAGCAATTAATGGACCAAAGAGTGTAAAGATTACAGGTAGTTTATTCGATGATATCTACAATAGAGGCATTCATGTTTACAATGGTGATAACATTACCAGTGCGTATAATCTATTTAAGGATGTAGCAAACAATAGTTTGGGTTCAGGCAATGCAAGCACACACGTAATTGATTTTGCAGCAGGCGTAAACAGTAATAGTTTTGGTGATAGTTTTGATCGCGGCGATGGTGACGTTACAAGTTCAACTAAACGTATACAACTTACAAATGCTAATGCTGCCTACGGCACTACACTTGAAATTGGTTCGTACAATAGAACCTATAACAGTAATGTAAGCCTTTCAAACAACGTGACTGCAACGACAACTGGTGTACAGTTTGATGAGGACAGCGGTACAGAATATGCTGTTGAAATCGATTATCTAATTAGCCGTAACAGTAAGTACCGTCAAGGCAAACTACGTATTGTACAGGATGGCACTGCACAGGTATTAGATGATGACTTTACAGAGAATAATGGCGACGTTGGTGTAACATTTGACCTACAAAGCGACTCGGGCTTTACAAAGTTGCGTTATGCAACAGACAATCAAACAACAGGTACACTTTACCTATCAGTAAGAAAACTTAGCACATAACATAACATGTGGGACAGCTCTATCCAAGATAGGCTTTCTATTTGGTTTACATTTAGAAAACGCCTAGACCGCTTGCCTTTTGAGCAAGCAGTACATGAAGTAAATAAATTTTGGTGGCGTGCACCTATAAGCAGTCAATACTACTGTTGTGACATGCCTGATCAGTGGCCTGATCCGTGGCAATTACTTGTGGAAAACCACTATGATAATATTGCTCGCGGGCTCGGAATGCTATATACTATAACTCTTACTAAGCACAATCCAAGTGTCGAGTTTCTATGCGTTCGTAGCAGAGAAAAAAGCTGTGAAGAGGCATTAGTATGGATAGAGCAAGGAAAATATGTGCTTAATTGGGATGTGGAAGTCAGAGTAAATAACACATTGCAATTAGACGCATACCAAACAATAAACAGGATAGACGCACAGGAACTAATCAATAATGGAAATTCAAGTACAAAAGCGTAACGGTGAAAAAGAAAACTTAGAACTAGACAAGCTACACAAAGTCGTGTTTTACGCATGCGACGGTATTACAGGTGTTAGCGCAAGTGAAGTAGAGATCCGCAGTCATCTACAGTTTTATGAAGGCATTAAAACTAGCGATATCCAAGAAACACTAATCAAAGCAGCAGCAGATTTAATTAGCGAAGAAACGCCCGGTTACCAATACGTAGCAGGGCGTTTAATTAACTATCACCTACGCAAAATTGTGTATGGTGACTTTGACCCATGGCACGTTTACAAGCTCATACAGCGCAACGTAGACAGTGGCTTCTACGATCCTGCGCTACTTGAAGACTACACAGAAGCGGAATGGAACGAGCTTAACGATTATATCAAACACGACAGAGATGAGACACTAACCTACGCTGGTATGGAACAGTGGCGCGGCAAGTATCTCGTAAAGAATCGTGTTACTGGTGAAGTATTTGAAACTCCACAGATGGCATACATGTGTATTGCTGCTACATTGTTCAGCAAGTACACAGAAGATCGCCTACGTTGGGTGAAGGATTATTATGACGCTATCAGTACATATTTTATTAGTCTCCCTACTCCTGTTATGGCTGGGGTACGTACTCCACAGAGACAGTTCTCCAGTTGTGTCCTTATTGAAACAGCCGACAGTTTGGATAGCATTAATGCTACTGCTAGCAGTATCGTTAAGTATGTTAGCCAAAAGGCTGGTATAGGTATTGGCGCTGGTAGTATTCGTGCTATTGGATCTCCTATTCGCAAGGGTGATGCTTACCACACAGGCGTGATTCCATTCTATAAACTATTTCAAAGTGCTACACGCAGTTGTAGTCAAGGAGGCGTGCGTAACGGCGCAGCCACACTATACTATCCTATCTGGCACTTAGAAGTTGAAGACCTACTTGTTCTAAAGAACAACAAAGGCACAGAAGACAACCGTGTACGTCATATGGACTATGGTGTGCAGTTTAATAAACTAATGTACGAGCGTCTAATCACTGGTGGCAACATCACACTATTCTCACCAAGTGATGTCCCAGGATTGTATGATGCTTTCTTCGCAGATCAGGATAAATTTAAAGAGCTTTATGAAACAGCAGAACGTAACACACGTTTGCGTAAAAAGACTGTTAAGGCTAGTGACTTGTTTAGTGCGTTTATGGAAGAACGCAAGAACACTGGTCGTATCTATCTAATGAATGTGGATCATGCTAATGATCACAGTAGTTTCAAAGCGGATGTTGCGCCTGTAAAGCAAAGCAACTTGTGTTGTGAAATTGATCTACCCACTAAACCTCTTAACGACTTTAATGATGAAGAGGGTGAAATTGCACTATGCACACTAAGCGCAATCAACTGGGGACTTATTAGAGATACTAAGGAATTTGAGAAGCCTTGTACACTAGCAGTACGTGGATTGGATGCACTACTAACATATCAAAACTATCCTGTAAAGGCAGCAGAACGTGCTACAATGCTACGTCGTCCATTAGGCATTGGTATTATCAATCTAGCATATTGGCTAGCACGTAATGATACAAACTATACTAATCCTAACCTAGAGCTAGTAGATGAATATGCAGAAGCATGGAGTTACTATCTTATCAAGGCTAGTGCTGATCTTGCAGTTGAACAGGGCGCATGTCCTGGTGTAGATGAGACAAAGTATGGTGATGGTATCACACCTAATCAAACTTACAAGACAGACATGGACGAGCTTGTAAAGCATAAGGAACGCATGGATTGGAAGGGGTTGCGAAAGCAATTAGCTGACACAGGTATTCGCAACAGCACACTAATGGCACTTATGCCTGCAGAAACAAGTGCACAGATTTCAAATAGCACTAACGGTATTGAACCACCTCGTGCCTATGTAAGCGTAAAGCAAAGCAAGGATGGCGTACTCAAGCAGGTAGTACCCGGTTATCCACGTTTAAAAAATAAATATGAACTACTATGGGATCAGGAGTCACCTGAAGGTTATCTAAAGATTATGGCTGTACTGCAAAAGTACATTGATCAGGGTATTAGTGCTAATACCAGCTATAATCCTACCTTCTATGATGATGAAAAGATTCCAATGAGTACTATGCTTAAACATCTTATTATGTGTTACAAGTATGGACTCAAGCAGTTGTACTACTTCAACACCTACGATGGTGCAGGTGATGACGCAGGAGAAAAAGAGCAAATTATTCTCGAGCTACCAGATGTAGTAGAGGAAGAAGATTGCGAGAGTTGTGTAATCTAGGGGAAGACTATGGCAGTATTAGACACAGAGAACAGAGATCATAAGAATAGAAAAAGTTTCCTTGACGGAGATGTAGGTGTACAGCGTTACGACGATGTCAAGTATCGTGCGTTTGACAAGCTCACTGACAAGCAACTTGGTTTCTTTTGGAGACCTGAGGAGGTGGATATCCTACGTGATGCTAAGGACTTTAAAGAACTTACAGACCACGAAAAGCATATCTTTACTAGCAACCTCAAGCGTCAGATTCTGTTAGATAGTGTACAAGGTCGTAGCCCTAACCTAGCCTTTTTGCCACTAGTAAGTTTACCAGAACTAGAGACTTGGATTGAAACTTGGGCATTCAGTGAAACTATTCATAGCCGTAGTTACACACACATTATTCGTAATGTATATGCAGATCCAAGCAAAGTATTTGACGAACTGTTAGACATTCAGGAGATTGTTGACTGTGCAGATGATATTACCAAGCACTATGATGATCTTGTACGTATGGCCGGTTGGTATAATTTACTTGGTGTAGGCAAGCATCTCGTAGTAAGCGGCAAGGAACACGATACATCAAAGGTCAACGGCAACTTCAGCAACGTTGCAACAGAGATCAATGTAGATTTATACGAGCTAAAGAAGAAGTTATGGCTTACACTTATGAGTGTAAACATTCTCGAAGGTGTTCGATTCTATGTGAGTTTTGCTTGCTCATGGGCATTTGCAGAACTTAAGAAGATGGAAGGCAATGCTAAGATTATTAAGTTTATTGCTCGTGATGAGAATGTACACTTGGGAAGTACACAACAGTTACTAAAACTACTACCCAAAGAGGACAAGGACTTTGCAAAGATTGCAAACGAAACACTAGACGAATGTACGCAGATGTTTGTAAGTGCAGTTGAGCAGGAAAAACGTTGGGCAGAGTTCTTATTCAAAGACGGTAGTATGATTGGTCTTAATGCACAACTACTAAGTCAGTACATTGAATGGATCGCTAACAAGCGTATGATTGCTATTGGTATTAAGAGTCCGTTCACAGTGCCAGCAGCAAGTCCACTGCCTTGGACACAGAAGTGGATCAGTGGCGCAGAAGTACAGGTAGCACCACAAGAAACCGAAATCTCAAGCTACATTATTGGTGGCACCAAGCAAGACGTAGAAGAGGATACGTTCAGTGGACTCAGCCTCTAAACAAATAGAGGATTGGATACTTAATTATCTTAGTGTACCAAATCAGGCATTTAATAGCTTACCACCTTGCCCTTACGCTAAACAGGTTTGGTTAAGTAACAGAGCAAAGGTAATTGAAGTTGACAGTGACGTAGATAGTTATATCAAAACTGTTGTTGAAACTAGTATGAAGGATTGGCCAGAAAACTGTGATGTTGTAATAGTGGCTACAGATCCTAAACTATTCTCAGGTAAAAAGCTAGACGAAATGTGCATTGCTGCAAGCAATGATGACTATATATTAATGTGGGATCATCCTGAAGATAAAGAAAAAGACAAGCAAGGAAAATATGCAATAACTTTTATACAACCACGACAGGAACTAGAGCAAGCAAGAAAGTCACTTGAAGAGCAAGGTTATTATAAAAACTTTAGGAAAAAATAAAATGCTAACAGTATATACAAAAGACTGGTGTGGCTATTGCAATATGGCAAAAGCATACCTAAAAAAATATGATATTCCTTTTGAGGAAATCAATATTGATCACGACAGCAGTGCACGTGAATATATGGTTGCTGAAGGTCATAGAACAGCACCACAAATTTATAAAGATGGTAAACTGTTTATTGCAGGCGGCGCTGATGCACTTACTAGTCTGACCGAACAAGAACTACGTGAACGTATGGGAGAGCTAGGACTAGATGGCCTCTCACTATGAAATAAGAATAATGCTAAAGCGTGGCATTCTTGACAATGCTGGCAAAGCAACAACACGAGCTTTACGAGGCCTCGGCTTTGATTGTGTCGAAGATGTACGTATAGGCAAAAGCATATACATCACCACTGGTAATGATCCTGAACTTATTGCTCGTGCTATGGTAAATGAAGTAATGGAAGATTATATTATACTACCATATAATAGTACCGATAAATAGTTTTATGGGAAGACCGGTAGTAAGAGTAGGTGATATTAATAGTGCAGGCGGCGTAGCAGTACAAGGCCATCCTAATATCACTGTTAATGGAAGATTAGTAGCAAGACAAGGTAGTAGAGTTACACCTCATAAACCTTGTCCAAAACCCCCTATTCATTGTAGTGCAACAGCCGCTTATCCAGGTAGTAGATTGGTTACGATGAACGGAATACCAACATTACGTATCGGAGATGTTGATACCTGCGGTCATCCAAGAGCTACAGGCTCTCCAAACTGTACGGCTGCATAGGAGAGTAGAATGGTTTGTATAGCTGCGGTTGCAAGTAATTTAGGCATGAGTGCACTAGGCGGCGCAGTAGCTGGCGCTGGCTTAGCCAATATGGGCGGTGCCATCGCTAGTAGAATTGGTGGTTTGGCTAGTGCAGCACCTGGACTAAGCGCACTCAGCAGCATGAAGGCAGTGACTAGTCTTAATCCAGCTGCCGAAGTAAATGGAGTTTTAGGTAATCTCAGTTCAGTAGCTGGCGTTAGTAATTTTGGCGCTGGCACACTGTCAGGGGCTCTCAGTAATGCCGCCGGCGGCAGCTTTAGTAGCATTGGCAGTACATTAACCGGAGGGTTAGGTTCTCACGCAGCTAATTTGATGGGCACAGGGCCAATTCAAGCATTTCAAACATTCAACGGAGTTGAAGCATTTAGCAACGTAAGTCAAAGCGTTGCAGGAACACTAAAAGGTGTAGTTGGACAACAGTTTGGACAAGCAGTAAGCAGTATCACAAAAACATTACCAATTGGGGGCGCAACAGGAGACTTTGGAAACTTCTTAGGCGCTAGCATTGGAGATGTTCAAGGTATGTTGACCAACGGTATGAGCAGTCTTACAAATGTAGTAGGTGATATTCCAAATTTTGCAGGCGAACTCGGCAGTCTTGGAACAGCATTTAATGTAGGTAACTTAACAGAATTTGGCAATCCAGGACAATTAATTCAACAAATCAATTCAGCAGGTGGCTTAGAGATTAGCGGTTTAGGTAATGCACTACAAGAAGTTGGACTTGGCGACGTACCTATTAGTAGTCTTAGCAATCCTATATTTAATGCAGAACTTACAGATGCACTAGGAATGATTCAAAACCCACAGATGATTGCCAATGCTCAAACTATGCTAGGAAGTAGCATTAAAGGAATGGAAAGTTTAGCAGACTTTACAGATATGGCGAAAGTTATGCCTGCTAGTTTTGATAGTATTCCATTTGATAACTTCCAACAACTAGGCGAGCATTTACAGAGTGTAGAGCTTGGTAGTATTTCAAATACAGGACAGCTTGGAGGACTATTAACTAGTCTCAACACAGTAGACATTCCAAATATTATTAACACGTCTGATACTATCGATCCAACTGCACTTTCAAATCTAACAAGTGATTTCCTCGGAGGAAGCGGTCCTAATGGGGCGATCTTATCAAGCGACATGATGGGAACACTAGGCGGTATTGGTATCAGACAACAGGCTATAGATTACGAAGAGGCTATAAACAATCTTAGTGCACAAGGTGCTTTTGATGATGTAAACGTTCTCTACGGACAGATCGCCAATGCCATTAACGGCGATTACTTAGATGTGCCTGGTGATTTTGGGGCAAGTACAGAGCATCAAGATCCAGAAGATAGCTCAACGCATACAGATTTGGATAGTTTTGTTCAAAACAAACAAGATCAAATCAATAGTGCGATAGCAGCAATAGCTAGTGCATATCCAACAGAGTCAGCTGTAGCTAGTGCAGCTTATACTCCAATACTAAAGCAAGTTTATGATGAACAACAGTTTGCAGGCAGGACAGACCTCAGACTAGATCTTCGCGACGAAGCAAAAGAAAACGCCTATCACTTTGTTACCAATCACCAATCTAGATCGGCTCGTTCAGATATTATACAGATTGTAGAAGGTATGCAAGACCAAGCTGTTCAAAATGGCGACAAGTTTGGAGAATACTGGCGTGCATTTACAGCAGAAAACAAAAACAGAAACGCCGCAGATACATACAATATTCGTTGGCGTTCAGAAAATCTAGAGGAATTTGAATTAATTTAAGTATGAAACATTTGAAAGAAACGGGCTATACATATTTCGCCCATATGCGTAGAGCATTTTGTATAGCCTTTGTCCTTGTTGTCCATGGTATTTTTCCGGACATTTGGACAGACAAAGCAACCCAAATGCTTTGTGATCACGATAAAGAATAAGTTGACAAATCTCCTAAAATATAGTTAAATAGTATTGTAACGTTGAAGCCAAGCAAAAGGCGAACAAGACCCGGGTGCGAATCCCGGCGCCTCCACCATAAACACATGAGGATATAATGAATTGGGATTGGCATTGGATTAGTTGGTTTAAAGGAACTCCTTTTCAATGGGGCGAATTTAAATTAAATAGTGGAAATCCTTATAAAAGTTATAGATTTGGGCCATTACTTATTCGTGTGTTTCTGAGGGGGGCGAACTAGGTATCGATTGGCGTTGTATAGCGAAGTGGAGTTACCGGTAGGCGAGACCGTAAATCAGCAAAAAACAATAAATGCTAACGATAATGTAGCATCTGAGGATTTTGCTCTAGCAGCATAATCTCATGGGGTGGGCAACCTACCTAGCAACAGAAATGGTTGCATTTTTTTTGCTAAAAATAAATAGTTGAGGAGCAAGAAAGTAGACACAGTCGATGAAAAAAGTTATAATGTTGATGTTGTTATTAACAATACCTCCAGGCTGTGCTAGTATTACTGCCGTAGAATTACTTGGAACTGTAGGAAGCTGGGCAGCAGACGGTATAGTTGAAGCAGAAACAGGAAAAGGTATTGCTGACAAGGTTGTTAGTGATATCACAGGCAAAGATTGCACACTTAAAAATGTTTTCAAAGTTAACGAAAACGTATGCAAAGAACTTTTAGAAAAGGAAAATCAAACTAATGGCAAAAGGCAAGAAGAGCAGCGGTAAGCACTATACTTCAAAAGGCGAGCATAACAATGTGTCACGTTGGTTAAAGAAGGCATGCCGTAAAGACTACGTTAAGAACCGTTCAGTTGAACGTGCAATTAATCAAAGAAATGCTTTTCTAAAAGGCAAGCGTGTAATGCTTACTATTGAAAATCCAAATAAGAACGAAACCAACAAGCGTTTTATCCGTGTACCAGCCAGTGAAGTTTGGAAGACTGGCAAATATACTATGAAGAGTTCTGGCTAGTGGCAAAGAAAAACAATAATAATAAAGTCTGGATGATTCCGGAGGATGAACAGCGCAGCAATGCTACGTTTCATTTTGTTCATCCAAAGACAGTAAGCCAGCTACGTGAAGGTAAGAAGTTACGTATGCGTAAGTATCATCCAGTTCGTCGTGAACATGTATGGTTTGTTGAATCAAGGATGCCTCCACACAGTAAGTAATAAATAGTCTGTCCTAAAGGAGGATCGACTATGGCATTAAGAAAAGCAACTAGTGGTAACACTAAACTTACACTCAACAGGCAGGGTACAAAAAAGCGTACAAGCATCGGACAGAGTAAAATGTCCAAACCTAAAAACAAACGTGTACGTGCAAGTTTCAAAAAGTATCGCGGACAAGGTAGAACTAGGTAATCGATAAATATTCCTGAAGAGGAGTATCGATTATGTATGAATATCGAGTAAATGTCGTCAAAGTTGTAGATGGAGACACTGTAGATGTTGACATCGACTTAGGCTTTGGCGTATGGCTAAAAGACGAACGTGTCCGTATTATGGGCATCGACACACCAGAATCCCGCACAAGCGACAAAGTAGAAAAAAAGTTTGGACTTGCTGCTAAGGCTAGGCTAAAATCCTTGTTAGGAAAACAAGCAATCCTTAAGACACAAGTAAACAAAGATGGCGAGGATATGAAAGGCAAGTTTGGTCGTATCTTAGGTGACTTTGTTGCAGAGGATGGTCGCATGGTTACAGAGGTAATGATTGCAGAAGGACATTGCGTAGCATACTTTGGTGGAAGCAAAGAAGAAATTCAAGGCAAGCATATGGTTAACAGACAAAAACTGCTACGTGAAGGCATCGTAGATCAAGCAGAATACGACGAAGCAGTGGCACTAATGGAAGGCAAATGATAGAAAGACTTAAAGTAGTTGCAGAAAAGTTTGGCGAAGCCTGGACCGCTTGTATGGTCTGTATGGTACAAGCTGACTTGTCTGCTCTTACTTTGGATCACGCAATCACGGCAAGCAAAACAGGTATCCTAACAGGTCTTGCGATGCTTGCCGCAAGTTTCCTTCCTTTGAACAACAAATGGCTAGGAATATTTCTAACTGGTGCATTTACAGCAATAGCTGACGCAATAATACACTCAGACCACTTCCCAGCAGAACACTTAGTAACAGGCGTAGGTGCTATGGTTTTGGCAATCTTATTTGAAAAAGTATTCAAGAAAGCAGAGTACGATAAACTGATTAACGGTTGACAACCACGCAACTCATGTTATTATAGTATAAAGTTAACTAGTATGGAGGTTCCAATGGGACCTAGAGCTGGGTTGTTGATTATTGGATTTATGGCTGGCGTAGTGTCATACTACTACGGCGGTGAACCACGCACAGAGATTCAAGTTGTTGAAGTTGAAAAGACAGTTGAAAAACTTGTACCTATAGACAAGGTTGTGGTCAAGGAGGTAGAAGTACCCACTGTAGTTGAAAAGGTAGTAATTAAAGAAGTTCCTACCACTAAAACACGTATTGTCTATCTACCAAAACAGCCAACTAATGTTAAAATAGACAAAGAAGAACAATACTGCATGGCACTTAACATGTACCGCGAAGCAAGTAATCAAAGCGTTGCTGGTATGATTGCTGTTGGTCGTGTGGTTATTAACCGTGTAAAGGATAGGCGCTATCCTGGTAGCCCTTGTGAAGTTATCTACGAAGGACCACATCGTGAGAGTTGGAAAACTCGTGGTAAGGATGTGGACGATAATAAAAGAGAATATTATCCTGTTCGCCACAAATGCCAGTTTAGTTGGTATTGTGACGGCAAGACAGATCCTCCTGCTAACAAGCAAAGTGTTAGTTGGAAACTTGCTGAAGATGTAGCATATCAGATCTTAGCGTTTGACAAATGGAACGGCATGGTAGAAGGTGCTACACATTACCATGCAGATTATGTCAGTCCTCATTGGCGTAAAAGTATGCGTCTGATAACTAAGATTGACGACCATATTTTTTACAGAGAGAACTAGTGTTTAATACTGATAATCTAGATCAAGCACGGAAGGATTTTGCAGAGAATAGATTCTGCATTATAGACAATGTACTCCAAGACGAGTATATAACAGAAATCTATGATGCTGTTAAACAGATCGACTATGGACGTTGGGGATGCATACACACTAGCCACCAAAAGATATCACCTGAAAAACTTGCTAATATAGATGAAGCGGCTCTGCGTGATGAATACAAACATGGCGCACAAGGTACTTTTGGCTACTGGCATATGGCTAAATGGATTCTTAAAGATGAGGATTGTGTTTTTATAGACCATCCACTAACTACAGAGTTCACAAGAGTTTGTGTAGAAGATTACCAGTTAGGTAAGCCTGATACTAGTTTTATGGATGTAGCAGAGTATGTTAGTAGTTTTACGAATATGTACACACATCAGCCCACATACAGTGCATATGATCACACAAGTTGGCTAAAGGCACACCATGATCCTAGACGATGGATGGCATATATATTCTACCTAAATGATACATGGGAAACGCATTGGGGCGGACAACTATGTATAATGAACGACGATGAGCACACTATTAAAACAAGTGTAGAACCTTTTGGTAATCGCTTGCTATTAATGGATGTTAGTGCTACAATTAAAGATAGGATAAACAAGCACTTTATTAGTCCTGTCAGCTATGCGGCGGATCATCCCCGCTATACATTAACAGGTTGGTTCTATCAAAAGGAAACCGATGGACCTAGCCCGCTTGGAGAAAACACATGAATGACAACGATGATGACAACGTTGTTCACCTAAACGTTGTAAGTAAAGAAGAAGAACTATCACCGGATGAACGTAACCGTGCTAGTGTTATTGAAGTACTAGAAGAGATGCTCGAACGTGCACGATCTGGAGATATTACTGAACTAGTTGCTACTAGCGTTGATGCAGACGGCGATGCTTGTATTCATGTAAGTAGTGCAGATTGGCTAGGAGCAGTTGGGTTGTATGAAGTAGGTAAGCATATTTTTGTTACACAATATAACGAAAGAATGGTTGACTAACCTGTAGTCCGTGCTATTATTAGCATATGAAATACAAAGCACGATACTTCAAGCCTGCAGAAATGAACACAGAAGATCATTTCATGCTAGGTACAATTTGGCCTATCACAGGTAGCAAGGGTAACTCATACGATGTAGAGTTACACCCACACGGGTTTGACTGCTCCTGTCCTGGGTTTGGTTTTCACGGTAAATGCAAGCACGTTAAGAGTGTAGCAGATACCTTTACGTGTGAGGATGTGCCTGAATATGTTATATGATCAGCAGTGTATAGATGCTATTGAGAACCCAAATATGATGGTTCCCTGGTATCTCATGGCAGCATATTCATACTACGAACAGGACGATCCCATATTGAGTGATGCATTGTTTGATGGTCTAGCCAAACGTATGCTAGAGTGTTGGGACGATATAGATCACTGGCACAAGGATCTAATCACAACTGAAGACCTAGAAGCAGGAACCCTGCTCACTAGGGATTTTCCAGAACGTGTAAAAGGTGCGGTGAAGCATCTACGTTCAAATAAATAGGCTATAGGAGAAAAGTTATGAAGTCTATTATTATCGCGGGTGCAGTTGCTCTAAGTCTAACTGCTTGTAACAGCGTAACAAATCAACAGGGTGGTGCAGTAGTAGGCGGTGTAGCCGGCGGCATTCTTGGTAACACAATCGGTGGTGGATCTGGTAATACTGCGGCTACCATTGGCGGCGCTATTATTGGAACTATTGTTGGGAGTAGTGTTGGACAAAACATGGATAAGCAGCAGCAGACTCCTCAGGTTATCGTACAACAGCCACAGCCTGTTCCTATGCATCCACAATATAAAAATTACCCTGCAGACGCCTGTAGCCGTTACATTGGCAACGAAGGTGCTTATGCTAGCTGTCAACGCGGTGTAGCACAACGTAATGCTGAAATTCAGCAACAGTTGGAGCGTGAAGCATATCAAGCAGGAAAAGGTAACTAAAACGGTTGACGTATTGCTAATACCTGCTAATATGTACATAACAAAGGAGCAGACATATGCAAGTAGGCGATAAGATTACGCTCAAAGGTAAGAGCAAACACGGTAAGAATCGTATCCAGCAGTTTGGTACAGAATTCTGGGTTAGCGAGATTCGTGACAGTATCCAAACCACAAAGCATACTGGTGTACTAGGTCCTTTTGCGATGGTTTTTAGTCCAACGGGCGACAATCGTTGGATTTCGTTGAAAGACGATCCTGACTTTGAAGTAATAAGGTAGCTATGCCAGCTGACTGCCGTGATATAGGGTCAAGGGAACGGCTCCCAAAAGTGTCACAGAGCGGGCAAAAATAGCATTTACACTACAGAAAAAAGCTCACCTAAGTGAGCTTTTTTCACATAAAATGGTTGACGTAAACCCTACGTGTGCTAATATGTATATGTAGGAAATGAGAAACGAAAGAAACACGATGTACACCTTTAGCAACGAACTGATCTCCGACCTCCACAAAGATGCTCTTGGTTTCCGTCCTCTCGAAGCCTTTTACGAGGGTTGGACCCAGTCCGATGACGACAAAAAGCAGGCTATCTGGGATGGTCTCTGTCGTGAGATGTGCCGCCGTGAAGAGGAGGAGAAGATTGCGGAACTGGCTGCTGAAGCCAAGTTCGAAGGTCGCATTGTTGAGAGCATTAAGATGGGTGCTGAAAGCCGTGAGGAGGCTATTCGTTGGATCCTCCAGGCGGAAGGGCTGGACAAGGAATATGACGCTGGCTATATTTGCTATAGCCTAGGTCTGCCCTACAGCCGCGAGGCTGAGTTTAAACAGTTTGTTAGTTGGGATAATGATCCCCGTAATGAGGAGAACTGGAAATGATTGAAGTTGATATGGGCGGTTGTGTTGTTGAGGAACTTGTTGGATTGAAGCGAGTTGAACGCAGTGGCGACAAGATCAATCTTGTCTTTGAGGGCATGAACGGGCATGAGGTTTTTCTTACTGCAAGTGCAATGCGTGATGGTATGGTTTGGAATGTAAAGGAGTATGCGTAATGATTGGAATATTTGACAGCGGTGACACTGTAGATGCTGTAGGTACAAGCCTGCAGGGTTATGTTATGGCAACCTATGCAGAACTTGAAGCAGTGTTTGGTGAGAACCTCGGTCCTAGTGACAAGGTTTTTAACGAGTTTCGTGGTGAGATTACAGTGTACAATCCTGTGCTTGATTGTTATGATGACTACACAGTAACCCTTTACGATTGGAAGGAGGGTAGTCCACTGACTGCTCGTACTGGAACTTTCCGTTGGCATGTTGGCGGCTTTGCCGCAGATGCTCCTTACCTCGTCGAAGATATTTTGGAAGATTATCGAAGGAACAAGGTCTAATGGCTAAGAAGATGACAGTCGAGGACGAACTCCTCGCAATTCCAAACTTTCTAAATCGTACTATTAACCCTGAGAAGGTTGCTGTTGGCTACACTAATGTAGACGGCAAGCTCTACAAGGTTGATAGTGAAGGTAACCTTTTTGATGCCCATACTAACAAGCTCAAGCGGGGCAAGAAGAATGGATGACGTACCGCCGCCGCCGCCCTTGGGGCGTCGTGATTATAGAGTAATGGACTTCCTGCGTAGACAGGCTATTGACAATGAAGGCGCTAGTCGTGCAAAACTAGCCGCCTGCGTCGTAATTAAGAATAGAATTATTAGTACAGGACGAAACCAGTACAAAAGTCATCCTCTCGCAAGACAGTATGGTAAGAATAAAGAAGCAATCTTTTTGCATGCCGAAGTAAACGCTATTGCCAACAGCCTTAACCATTTGGATAAGGATGATTTGCGTAAAGCGACTCTGTATGTCTATAGAATCAAACACCCTGATAACGACAAGCGTGAATGGGTGAACGGTATGGCAAAGCCCTGCAAGGGCTGTATGCGGGCTATTGCTGAGTTTGACTTTAAGCGTGTAGTTTACACCACAGATAACCCTGAGGAGTTCGCTGTCCTACAATAAATACAGTATGGATACTAGTGAACTTATTAAACGCCTATTGGGTGTAATTGACGAATATCAACAGGTTAATGAGCCTGTTGACGATAATCATTTCCGTCAGATTGAAGATTTAACTGACGATGATCGCAGTGAGTGCGAACCAGCTAACGCACCTAACGAGCAATACGCAGATATTGAAAGCGTAACAACTCATGCAGGCGGCGGGGTAAATGGCCCCAAACATGCTGCTGATTTGCGCACAGATTCACCAAGCCTGTATCATTACCTAACACAGTTGGAGCATGACCGTGGCCAACATTAACATTACATACAAAGGTCTAACAGGACTACACAATTCCCTTACAATCGACGACGGACAAACAATGGCACAACTTCGTACTGCTATTATTAGTGACGAAGGTCTAACAAGTTCATATTATGGACGAGTAAGCATTCACAAAAATGGACTTGTAAAAGACAGCACGGACGATGCTAGTACTACACTAGTCAATGCAGGCATTGAAGCAGGCGATGTGATTACAGTAGCAGCAGACCGCAATCAGGCTACTAAACAAGCAAGTCAAGAAATGACACTAGACATTGCACAGGCAAAGCGTCAAGCAGTTGGACAGCCATATAGCAGAACACTTAATACATATGATGTAACAATATTACCCACACGCTACGTAGGTGACACTGTAACAGACAACACAGGCGACGGAGGCAATCTTACTCAAGGTCGCCCTTGGACATAAACCATGGTTGATCGTTCAGACACTAGTAGAGACAACACCACACAATACGAACATCCACAGGAAACAAACCTACTTAACCTGCATAAAGCCATGGAATATAATCCATCAGGGCAACCTGTTATGCGTATTAAAAACTCCACTGGTCCAGGCGACGAAGGCGGACTAACTTCCAAAGGTAGACAAAAAGTAAGTCCTTATGAAACTGTGTTCTTTAACACATTCCAATTTGGTACCGAAACTGACGTATGGGAGACTGATGTAACAGGCACTGGCAGCGCAACTCATGTACCAGCCAGCAGTCAAGTACAGTTGAGCATCGCTGGAGACAGTGGCGATAAAGTTATTAGACAAACTCTTCTCGTACAAAGATATGTTCCAGGAAGAACCAGCACAGTGAGTTTTGCTATCACAATTGGAGCTCCTGTAGAAGGTATTCGCAAAAGATGGGGAATGTTCGATCAAAATGGCGATGGCTTTTGGTTTGAAGACAGTGGAGTGTGGGTAGATGGTGCTCCAGTTTATAACTGCACAGTATCAAACGGCGGCGCTGACATTGTAACTCCAAGAAGTGCTTGGAATGGCGACAAACTTGACGGCACTACAGCAAGTGGTCTCACCGCAGACGCAACCAAGCTACAGTTAGTCAGCTTTGAATATGAATGGTATGGCGCAGGTGAAGTTAAGTTTGGTTTTGTAATTGATGGTGCAACTCGTGTTGTGCATCGACACCGAACTGCCAACAGATATACCGATCCTTGGGCAAAGACTCCTTTTCTTCCAGTTAGAATGGAAATAGAAGCACTGACTACAGTAGCAGGTGGACCATTCACAATGCTTCAAGGATCCAATAGTGTGATCTCAGAAGGCACAGTGGGTAAACTTGGTATTGCACAAAACATCAGCGCACCTTTTTATGGTACACGGATGTCAAGTGCCTTGACCAACGCAGGAAGTTCAGACAATTGGTATCCAGTTTTAAGTATCAGATTAAAGTCAACAGCACTGAACGGAATCGTTCTTCCAACCTTCTTCCAGGTTGCTACCATTGACAACACCAACGTCTTTTATAAACTAGTGCGTAATCCCACAATACCTGCTGAAGTCACAGCAGGAGCGTCAGGACCGCAACCTTGGCTAGATGTTCCGGATCCAGATGCGTTTACACAATATCAGACATATATTACTCCAGCTAATATCACAGTTGCCAATCATGGTGAAAGTCTTGATAGTGGATTTATCATTACTGGTGGTGGTGGCGCAGGTGTTCGATTAGATCGAGATACAGCATATCAGATAGGTCGATCTTCGCTTGGTACAGTCAGCGATGTATTCACCATCCTGTGTGCTTCAAACGGCACGGGTAAAGACGCACTGGCATCATTCACTTGGATTGAACAGCGTTAAATATAGACGTTAGAGTAAAAAGGTAGTATAATACACAGATGTTTCTAGGTATCCTTACATTATTAGTTGCCCTTTGTATATCTGGCATTGCGGCGTACTATAGTATTATTGGTTTAACTGCTATCTTTGCAGCAGCCTTTGTGCCTATTGTTCTAATGGGCAGTGTACTAGAAGTTGGTAAGATCCTAACAACTGTATGGCTACATCAGAACTGGAATCGTGCGCCTAAGATTATACGTGCCTACTTAACCGGGGCGGTTATAGTGCTTATGTTTATTACAAGCATGGGTGTGTTTGGTTTCCTAAGTAAGAGTCATATTGAACAGGCTAGTGTAGGCGCAGAACAGATTGCACTTGCAGAAGCTATTGACGAAAAGATGGCTAGGTCAGAAGCCAAAATCAAACGCTGGCAAGAAAACATACAGGATTTAAACAAGGGCGAAACTGGTGGTCGAATCGACAGTCTCATTACCCGAGAGCAACAGCGTATTAAGGATGCTAATGCTAGACTACAACCACAGATAGATGCTGAGAACGCTAAGATACCTGGGCTACGCAGCCAAGCACAAACAGAGATTGGTCAGCAGGAAAAGCGCCTAGTTGATGCACAGAAACGTGCAGAGGCTAGTATTAAAGTAGCACAGGACGAACTTACAAGACTAGACAATGATGTAGAAGCATACACCAAGCAGGGTACTACAGGGTCAAGTGGATTGTTTAGCAGTTCAACAGACAACGTTGCTAAGGGTGCTGAACTAAGAGCTAGACAAAAGCCAGAGCGTGATAAACTACAGGCTGACATTGACCAAGCCAAAGCAAATGAACTAACCATTGCTAGTAGAGTGCAGGCAGAGATTCGTGCAATCAACGGTCGTCTAGCAGCTAGTATTAAAGAAGTTGAAGCACGTATTGCCACTATTCGCAAGAGCGTTGAACCAACAGTAAAGAGTGCTAACGACAATATTGCACGTTACACACTTGAAGCAGGCAATGCTAATAAAGGTGTAGACACACGTATTGCTGATATTGAGAAACTAATAGAAGCTGAACAGCCAGTTATTGATCAGCTACGAGAAGAGAAGTTTGTATTTGAGAAAAAGTACAGACAGTTTGAAGCAGAAGTAGGCCCAGTAAAATACATCGCAGAACTTATCTATGGCGCAGCAGATAAGACATTATTAGAAGAAGCGGTGCGTTGGGTGATAATTATAATAGTAGCAGTTTTTGATCCACTTGCTGTATGTTTAGTTCTTGCTGGTACAATGACTATATCATGGTGGAGACAGGACAGAGGCAAAAACGTCGAACGTAAAGTGGTACGAGTTGACGACCCTAGATTAGAGGAACTTGAAATGAAACTAGGCCAACATAATGACATTCTCGGTGAACTTGAGAAACTACTAGATGACAATCTAGGTAAGATGGATCCTGC